TGCATGGACTTCTTCGATGACAGCACCTATGAACCGGAACGCCTGATGTACTGGCCTTCCACGCCATCCGACGGTGAGTATATTTTTAATGAAATCGATGGTGATATCCTCGATCCCGATGTATACCTCTCCAAACTCTCCGATTGGCGCGACTGCTCGCTTTGGCCTACTTCAAGCCGTCAGTCTGAGGTTATAAAGCGCAGCATCCGCCAGCAGCAGGACCCGCTCGAAAAAGAAGGCGTGGTCGGAGCTTTTTGCCGCGCCTATTCGATTGAGGATGTGATTGCAACATTCCTGCCTGACATATACGAGCCATCAGCAATGGGCGGTCGCTACGATTATATCCCCGCCGACAGTTCGGCGGGAGTGGTGCTGTATGAAAGCAAATGGTCGTATTCCCATCACGCCACCGACCCCGCCTGTGGCAAGCTACTAAACGCCTTTGACCTCGTCCGCATCCACAAGTTCACCGACCTTGACGAAAAGGCCGGGTTCAGGGCGATGAGCGAGCTTGCAGTACAGGATGAAAACGTAAAACTGTTGCTCGCCGAGGAGCGCATTGCCAAGGCTGAAAGCGACTTTGATGAAGATGCTGATTGGAAATCTCAACTTCAGCGTGAGAAAAGCGGCATCCTCTCCAACACCCTCGGCAACCTGCTCCTTATCCTGAACAATGACGAAACCTTAACAGGTATCCGACATAATCGGCTCGCCAACCAGGTATACGGTGACGAACTGCCGTGGGAACGCCCGCATAAGCCTTGGCGGGATGTCGACACCGCCCAACTTGTGGCTTTCGTCGATAAACGCTACGGCACGTTCTCGGCTCGAAACTATGAACTTGCTCTGACAAAAGTCGCCGACGACCGTGCCTACCACCCGATTCGGGAATACCTCGAAGGCCTGCCCGAATGGGACAGGGTTCCCAGAATCGACACGCTGCTCATCGACTACCTCGGCGCAGAAGATTCACCTTATACCAAATCCGTCACCCGGAAGACCCTCGTAGCAGCAGTGGCTCGGATTATCAACCCCGGCACAAAGCATGACTCCATCCTTGTCCTCAACGGTAAGCAGGGCATCGGAAAATCCACACTCTTCTCCAAACTGGGGCAGCAATGGTATTCCGACAGCCTTTCCATATCGGACATGAAGGACAAAACCGCCCCAGAAAAGCTACAGGGCTATTGGATACTCGAACTTGGAGAGCTCGCGGGTATCAAGAAAATGGATGTGGAGATAGTGAAGTCATTCATTACCCGAACCGATGACAAGTACCGCCCCTCATACGGTCGGGCTGTTGAGAGCCACCCGCGCCAGTGTGTCATTGTCGGCACGACCAACAGTGACGGTGGCTTCCTGCGCGATATCACTGGCAACCGCCGCTTCTGGCCTGTTTGGGTATCCGGCGAGGGCAAATACCGCGCTTGGGAACTTGCGGACATAGACCAGATTTGGGCGGAAGCCCTCGTAAAATACCAAGGCGGCGAAGAATTGTTCTTAAAAGGTGATGTCGCTATGGCGGCATTCGCCGAACAGCGCAACGCTATGGAGAACGACGAGCGCGAGGGCATGGTTTTAGATTACCTTGAAACCCTGCTCCCTGAAAATTGGGACACAATGGACATTTATCGAAGGATAGAATACATCCGTTCACCTGACGACCCCACAAGGGCGAACGGAAGCGTCCGCAGGAATCAAGTCTGCGTGATGGAGATATGGTGCGAGTGCTTCGGCAAGCCCCGCGAGTCTATAAAGAAAGCTGATTCCTATGAGATTCAAGGTATATTGAATCGTATCGGTGGCTGGTCTCTATTCGACGGAAACAAGACCGGCAAAAAATCCTTGCCCATATATGGCATCCAGAGGGTGTTTGTCAGAACGGAATGAAGCGTTTTTATTGCCTGTCTGCTCGTTTGGGGGTTTCGGCAACCAACCTCGGCAAAGTCGCAAGCATCTAATAAATCAGGGTTCTGCGGTTGCTGTTTCCCTTATTGCCCATTTTATTCTACTAATTTATATAGTTAAGGATAAGTGTAATAGGCACACGCAAAACGCACGCGTAGTAATTATAGGAAAAAACGGGCAAACGGCAATTGAGAAATTGGAGGTCATCGTGAGAGAGAAAACCATAGAACAGAAACTCGTCCAAGCGGTCAAAGCAGTGGGCGGTATTGCACCTAAATTTACAAGTCCCGGTTTTGATGGAATGCCCGACCGCCTTGTTCTTCTACCGCGTGGCAAAATCGCCTTTGTTGAAGTGAAGCGCCATGGGGATAAACCCCGTCCTTTGCAGGAAGCGCGGCATGGGTTGCTTCGGCGGTTGGGTTTTGCGGTCTACGTTTTGGACGATGGAGAGCAAATCGGAAAAATCTTAAAACAGATAGGAGGTGATGCCGGATGAAGTTCATACCGCACGAATATCAGCAGTTCGCAATAGACTATATCGAATCCAATGCAATCTCTGCTGTGTTTCTTAATATGGGCTTAGGTTGAGGTAAGACCGTGATTACCCTTACCGCCCTTGCAGACCTTCTCTTTGATAGTTTTGAAGCACACCGCATTCTGGTGATCGGTCCATTGAGGGTCGCCAGAGACACATGGCCTGCTGAAGTAGATAAATGGGATCATCTCCAGAACCTTGTCTGCTCCGTGGCAGTCGGCACCGAAGCAGAGCGTAAAGCAGCGCTGATGAGATCCGCCGATATCTATATCATCAACCGGGAAAATGTCCAGTGGCTCATTGAGGAAAGCAAGCTACCATTCAATTTCGACACTGTTGTGGTAGACGAGCTGTCCTCCTTCAAGAATTATCAAGCTAAGCGCTTTCGGGCGCTAATGAAGGTGCGGCCTAAGGTCAAGCGCATCATCGGCCTCACTGGCACCCCTTCCGCAAATGGCCTCATGGATTTATGGGCGAAGTTCCGGCTTCTGGATATGGGCGCTCGGCTCGGGCGGTTCATCAGCCACTACCGGCTCGATTATTTCATGCCTGACAAGCGTAATGGGCAAGTCATCTTCAGCTACAAGCCCCTACCCGGAGCTGAGCAGCGCATCTATGACAAAATCTCCGACATCACCATTTCCATGAAGTCTACAGACCTTCTGAAAATGCCGGAGCTGGTCAGTAGCGAATATACAGTTCACCTCTCCGACAAGGAGCGCCGGCATTACGACGATTTGAAAAAAGACCTCGTGTTGCAGCTCCCTGACGGTGACATCGCCGCCGCAAACGCTGCCGCGCTCACCGGGAAACTATGCCAGTTGGCAAATGGTGCAATCTACACTGACGACGGTGACACCTTCACCATCCATGACCGAAAGCTGGATGCGCTGGAGGATATCATCGAAGCCGCTGGTGGCAAGCCGCTTCTTGTGGCCTACTGGTTCAAGCATGACCTTGCCCGCATCTCCGAGCGGCTGCAAAAGCTCCATGTCCCGTTCTCCAAATTGGACAGCGCCGAGAGTATCCGTAAGTGGAACACCGGAGAACTGCCCGTGGCGCTTATCCACCCCGCCTCTGCTGGTCACGGGTTAAACCTTCAAAGCGGCGGCTCCTGCATCGTCTGGTTCGGGCTGACCTGGTCACTGGAATTATATCAGCAGACCAACGCCCGCCTGTGGCGACAAGGGCAAAATGCTGAAACGGTTGTGGTGCAGCACATTGTGGCCAAGGGTACCATCGACGAGCGGATTCTGAAAGTGTTATCCAAGAAGGACAGCACCCAAGCCGCCCTGATCGATGCTGTCAAAGCTGATCTGCAAATCTAAGACAATCAATGACAATCCGTGCCAATCCGAGAGAAATAAAAATTCGGAGGTACAGATTATGAATCCATATGAAGAATTAGCAAACGCCGTCGTCCTTCGGGCGGTGAAGGATTACCGCAAGGCACTGCGCACCCTGTCTCGTTACCCTAACAAACGATCAGCGCAGCATGAGTGCAGGAGCATTGAGCAGTTCTTCCGCTCCGGCTGGTTTGGGGAGCTGACGAGCATTGACCCGGAGATGCTTTTAACCAAGCTAAAAACGGAGGTGACGGCATGACTGCAAAAGCATATCTCGGACAGGCTTATCGCTTAGACCAACGCATCCAAAGCAAGAAAAGCCAGATTACATCGCTGGAAAACATGGCTATGAACTGTACGTCAGTAATTACAGGAATGCCTCATAACGCCAAAATTTCCGTGTCCCCCATGGCAGATGCTGTCTGCAGGATTGTAGACATTAAAAACAGTTTAGGCGATGAACTGACGCAACTATTGAATCTCAAGATAAGCATACTTGAAATAATCCATAGTGTGAAAAATCTTGAATACCAGTTGATTTTGGAGAAGCGTTATCTCTGCTATCAGCAGTGGGAGACGATTGCCTGCGATCTTAATTACTCCGTCAGCTGGGTATTGAAGCTTCACCGTAAGGCTCTCAGGGCTGTGGATACGTTAATGGCCGGGAAGGAGAAGAAAAAATGAGCTATCGTGAAGCAAAGGGTGACGGTATTAATTCTGTTCTTATCAGAAGTCAGGCTTCAAAGAGGATAGTAAAATCCACATTAATCCACTTGAGAGCTATTGAATTTTTTAGTAGACTATAATTGAGAGAGATAATAATATTCATGAAGCCACCTTGGAGAAATTCCCGGTGGCTTTTTCTATCTCCGGAAACGAGGTGAACCAATGCCCTACAAACCTAAACGTTCCTGTGCTTATCCCGGCTGCGGTCGGCTTGCTGAACGCGAGCAATACTGTGCCGAGCATCAAAAAGCTATGGACAAACATTACAATCAGTACGAACGTGACCCCGCTTCCAACAAACGATATGGTCGTGCTTGGAAACGAATCCGTGACCGCTACATCAAGTCGCATCCTCTCTGTGAAGAGTGTGAGAAGCAAGGCAAGCTCACTCCTGCCGAAGAGGTACACCACATCCTTCCGCTCTCCAAAGGCGGAGGCAACGAGAAGGGCAACCTCATAGCTCTTTGCAAATCCTGCCACTCCAGAATCACTGCCGAGGGTGGTGACCGGTGGGGGCATTCAAATCTCTGAAACGTTTTTAAGCGGACAGCGGCGTGGGGCTTCGTGTTGAAAAACGCGGTTTCAAATGCGGGAATAGCCCCCAGCCCGAGCAAAGCGAGGTGATCATATGGCAAAAGACGGTACCAGCCGAGGCGGCGCTCGTATCGGCGCAGGTGCGAAAAAGAAGCCTCTGGCTGATAAAATCGCCGAGGGCAATCCCGGCGGCAGGAAGCTGACCGTGATGGAATTTACAAATACCGCAGACCTCAAAGGACTTGAGATGCCCGAGCCAAATAAAATGCTCGAAGCGATACAAAAAGATGGCAAGGCACTGGTGGCCGGAGAAATCTACAAAAATACCTGGCAGTGGCTGAACGAACGTGGATGTGCTGCTCTCGTAGCGCCCCAGCTTTTAGAGCGCTATGCCATGAGCGTGGCCCGTTGGATTCAGTGCGAGGAGGCGGTCACCGAATACGGCTTTTTAGCCAAGCACCCTACTACGGGCAATGCCATTCAAAGCCCCTATGTGGCTATGGGCCAAAACTATATGAGCCAGACCAACCGGCTGTGGATGGAGATTTTCCAGATCGTCAAAGAAAATTGCACCGGTGAATACAGCGGGGCCAATCCCCAGGACGATGTAATGGAACGCCTGCTCACCGCCCGGCGGGGTAAATAGAAACAATAGATTGGAGATCCGATATGCAAATAGAAAAAATGAAAACTGAGCTGTTGATCCCCGCCGGCTACAATCCCCGCAAAGATCTCAAGCCGGGAGATCCCGAATATGAGAAGCTGAAACGCTCCATTGAGCAGTTCGGTTATGTCGAACCCGTTATATGGAATAAGACCACGTCTCATGTCGTCGGCGGCCACCAGCGTTTGAAGGTACTGCTCGATTTAGGGTTAACAGAAGTCGACTGCGTAGTTATCGAGATGGATGAGGAAAAAGAAAAGGCGCTCAACATTGCCCTCAACAAAATCAGCGGTGACTGGGATAAAGATAAATTAATGCTTTTAATTGCTGACCTGCAAGGTTCTGACTTTGACGTCTCCCTCACCGGTTTTGAGCCTGCCGAACTGGACGCGCTGTTCAAGGATTCGCTCAAGGATGGTGTTCATGAAGATGACTTTGATGTGGATGCCGAACTGCAAAAACCAGCACTCACCAAGCAAGGGGATGTCTGGAAGCTTGGGCGGCATCGGCTCGTCTGTGGTGATTCCACCAAGGCTGAGACATTTATCATGCTCATGGATGGCAAGCTTGCCAACCTGGTGGTAACCGATCCGCCATACAACGTCAACTATGAAGGAACAGCCGGCAAAATCAAGAACGACAATATGGGAAACGAAGCATTCTATGACTTTCTGCGGGCGGCATTTAAAAATACCGAAGCAGCCATGGCGCAGGATGCTTCTATTTATGTGTTCCATGCGGATACGGAAGGTTTGAATTTTAGAAAAGCCTTCTCTGATGCTGGTTTCTACCTCTCCGGCACCTGCATCTGGAAGAAGCAGTCACTGGTGCTCGGCCGCTCACCTTATCAATGGCGGCATGAGCCGGTACTCTTCGGCTGGAAAAAGAACGGCAAGCACAACTGGTATGCCGATAGAAAACAGACTACCATCTGGGAATTTGAAAAGCCCAAGAAAAACGCTGACCATCCTACCATGAAGCCGGTAGCACTGGTTGCGTACCCGATTCTGAACAGCAGTTTGTCCAATTGCATCGTACTCGACCCATTCGGCGGAAGTGGTTCCACCCTCATCGCCTGTGAGCAGACAGACAGGATCTGCCATACCATAGAACTTGACGAGAAATACTGCGACGTCATCGTAAATCGGTATATTGAGCAAGCCGGAAACGCAGATGGTGTATTTCTTTTGAGAAATGGTGTTGAATACAGTCACCATGAAGTGCCTGAGGTGACCGAAGATGCCTAAACTCACCCTCGGCTCCCTCTTTGACGGCAGTGGCGGTTTCCCACTCGGCGGTCTGCTTTGCGGCATTGAACCTCTGTGGGCTTCGGAAATCGAGCCGTTTCCCATAAGAGTCACCACCAGAAGAATTCCGCAGATGAAGCATTACGGCGATATAAATAAACTAAACGGTGCGGAGCTTCCGCCTGTAGACATA